CCAATAGCGGTTAGCCAATCTCTACTCCAAGTAAAAAGCCGGTGTTACCCGGCTTCCTGATTAAGCAGTAAGTTCTGCTTCACCAAACCACCGCTGTTGAGTTTCGCCGTTAACATCCACCCACGAAATCAGATAAGAAAAATTACCATCTTCATCCATACGCAGGGCTTCAACCGGACCTTCGGGAATAACGGCGACTGCCTTAACCATGTCACCTTTTTTAAATTTAGTAGCCATTTAGTTCTCCTTAACCAGCAAGGCTGAGAGTGTAAGTAACGGTCAGCGTATCGCCAGACACAACCGAACGGTCACCCGGCGACGAGAAGTCAGCAGCCGAGTACATAACACCGGTAACCCCGCCCTTGGTGCTGACGCTGGTCAAGAATGCTCCGCCAACGGTAGTGGAACCGTTGATGGTAAACGATGCAGTCGATGCGCTATTGGTGGCTACAGATGGGTTGGCAACAGTCGGGTAACCAAACGTAGCGGTGGGACGAGTAGCGTTGCTATAAGTAGTAACTTCAGACCAAGTACGAGCGGTTGCTGCACTGATGGTGGTCGATGCCACAGTTTGCGATTGTGAAACAGTCCAACTAGAACCCGAACCGGCAGTAATATAAGTACCACCCAAAACGTTGGTGCCGCTAATAAGTTGACCGATGGTTACGGTACCAGAAGTAACAGTACCAATAGTCAGCGTGGTGCCAGAAATAGACGAGCCAGTAGCAGAGAACGTGCTGGTTGCCATCGTGTCAGTAGCAACCGGGTTAACCGAAGTCCCCGAACCGTACAGGCCAAGATACCAAGCAGCAGTGTAAGACGAACCAATGAAATACTTGGAGTTCATGTCTTGCAAGCCACCATTCAGCACTAGATTCTTGGACTCGGCTTCCCACTTGAGATTGCCATCCTTATCCCAGCATTGAATGTGATAAACGCCACTAGCCTTCGCGCTATCGGCAAGGCCACCATTTTGTTCAATCAGGGCCGCAGTGGCATCACTGATTTTAATTTCTTCATTCATAACTACTCCTTAAGAAATTCGGACCAAAGCCGATGTGTTTGTTGCTACAGGGAATTGAACTTGGAATTGTGTAGTAGACGTTTTATCCGACCCAAAATCAAGAACAAACAAAGCGATGTTACTACTACCTTGATAAATCAATGCGCCACGGGCAGTAATAACACCAGTCCAAGTAGCGTCAGAAAAATCTAAATATGCAATGCCATCTAAAATAGCAGTGGCAGGAGTAATAGCCTGTCCACCTACGGTGTACCCCGTCGCCACAACTTCATTGCTGGTCGTGTACGCAGCGGTCTGCGCGTTTAAAGTGGCGCTTGCCGTATACAAAGCAATCTTGAAAGTCTGTGTAGTCGGCGCAGCAAAATCAAACGTACCAGCCAGCAGACCAGATTTAAACGTATCGCAGGTGTAGTTGCCAGTGAATGCCATTACACAACCCCATTATTTTGAGGGAGCGGAGCAACTCTGGACTGTCCAGAACGGTAAGCATCACTACGCTCAAGACCATCACCCAGACGTTTTGCCATCATAAGAGCTTCGTCATACCGTTTCTGGTACGCAGCGTAAACATCCGGCTCACCCTTCATGTAGGTGTACGCTTCCAGCAAAGAGCCATAAAAGAGAACGGAATCAAAGTTATCACCGAGCCAAGTAGTGCTGGCGGTGACAATTGATTCTGGGTAATAGTAGTAATGCAACTCAATGTAATACGCATCATTAGGAGTCGGGCCTAGAATGAACGAAAGCTCATTTGTAATAACTGATGAACTTGTCGTGGTCGGCCCAAACAAAGCGTAATATGCAGGTACTCCGGTATCGTTTGGGGACGGATATGCGGCACGAATAAAGTTAACGTCTTTATCTAACAGATATTCGTATGTGCCGGTATTTATGTCACCCCCGGTAACTCCGGTGGCGACCGCCATTGAAAACACTGAAAGAAAATCATTTGGCGCAGAAAGATACTTATTACCAGAAAAAGTTGTACCGGTAACATTTTTACGCAGTGATGGAAACTGAATTGTATTATAAATACGTTGTTCAGCTTGTTTAATGAACGTGTTTATATCATCAGTTGCAAACTGATTCTCAGTATAGCTTTGAATCTCAGCAACCAATTGTGTGTAGTTCATGATTAAGCCATCGGGCCGCGAGCTTTAGTGCCCTTGGTAGCAGCGCCACAACCACGGATAGTGATGCCATCATCCTTGGCCTTGGGGTCATACCCATTGCGGTTGATGTTACCAACGCTCATCTTGACTTCTTTGGCTTCGGTATCACCGGCCTTGTAGCCATTGTCAAACTCAACCGGGCCACCAGTCATGGTGTGCGGCTGTGCATAGACTTCAGCGGAGCCAACTTCCTTGCCTCCAACTTTCATACTGAACTTAGCCATTATCGACCCCGCGACGAAGTGCGTTGATTGATGACCTTAGCCATGCCGCGACCATACTTCTTCATATCAAGATTGGTCTTGCCGCCTTTGGCGAAGCCCTTGCCGTGCATACGGGTTTCATGGCCCTTTACAGCCTTTTCTGCTTCCGTATCAGCAATCTTCTTAACTTCTTTCTTGTCCATGATTATTCCTTAAGTTGTTACTACGGTTACTGTCCCAAGTGTAATTTGCAGCGCCAGATTGTTTGGCGTTAGGTAATCATCATTTGCCCTTGAGCCACCAACCGGATTCCAACCCCACTGTATAATTCTACTACCTTCGCCATTATTTCCAGAAACATAATAACTTGTATCCGGTCTTGGTTGACGAACGGCTTGCGGGTCATTAACTGGATACATACCAATCTGCAACTGCGGTTGGTCCGGTTCCCAGCATTGCGGACAAACACGAATGTTCGTCAGCTTTGTTTTAATCGTCAAATACTTTAAATGCAACAGCTTATAGCGGAACCCACATCGGTCACATTCCGCGATTGAATGCTTGCCAGATGAAAACCTGTTAGGCATTTAATCACCTATAGAACAAACTGCGCGGAACAAATCGAACCGGAGCCTTTTCCCGGTCTTCTTCAGCAGCAAGCTGGAATTGTTGTTCGTAGTCAGCCTTCAGTTCCATACGACGCTGCGGGTCGATGTTGGGTAGCTTCATTGCAAGGTAATAGGCCAAGCCAGCAACCATGCAGGGAATGAACCGGAACGGGATGTCTTGAGTCTTAGTGCCACCATCTCCGGCGTCTTGAATGCGGCGCATACGCCAGTAAACAAACGTGTATGTTTGAGAATTGTCTGGAGTCGGCCAGACGGTGACGTTTGGAGAGTCAATGCCTGTGGTTGCATTCGTTCCATATGGGCGCCCGCCCGCAGGATAGGCGGCACCAGATTGACGATTAATCCACACTTGAACCGGACGGCCAGTGGCATTCTTGTTGGGAATCACTGCATAGGTAGTCACACTAATGCGGTTGATGTTGATGTCTGTTTGGTTAGAGCCAGTGCCAGTGCGGATAACATGGTCAACTAGGTCAATCGTATCTATCGGAAGGTCATATGTTGCAGTACCCGGAACAAGAACAAATGAACCTTGCTCAATCGTCCACAGGTTGATGCCACGATTGGCCCATTCAATAGTCATCAAGTTTAAACTTCTGCGGGCCGTGCGAAGGTCGTAGCCGGTACGCAACTCAGAACCGCAACGCTCAAATGCTTCTTCCACCAGATTGTTTAAATCTAGGTTAAATGCACTTGTTCCAGAAGTCGTCATTTGGTTTTCCTATACGGAGCTACTTTTTTAGCTATGCCTTTGGGCTGTGCTACGAATTGCTTTCCTGACTTCTTTCCCGTTCTTTTTGCTCTAGTCGTAGCAGCATACTCTGACGGAGATAACGACTTAATCGCTGCCTCCGGTAGGTATCGTTCGCCTGTGGCTTTTGAGCCTTGCGTTGACGGTTTACCACTTTTAGTTCTCCACTTCTGGTCAGTCCACGCCTTCAATGAACGCTGAGGCGCCTTCAATCTTTGTAACCCCCGCCCTTCTGCTTGTATTGCATAGCAAGCATCTGAGCTTTTCTTGCAGACCATTGGCCGGGTGCGCCGCCCTTGCCACCGCCTTTAATGCGGTTAAACAATGACTTACGCATACCCGGCTTGGTGTAATTGCCAGCTTCGTTTACACGGCTTTCACCACCCTTGGAATAGAGTTCAACCGGCTCATTGCCGTCACGCTTTTTAATGCGCTTCAGCTTGGCCGGGTTTACTGCACC